GTCTCACCTATATACAGAAGTAATTACTGGGATAGGGGGCATTGTGATGATCTACCTAGTGGAGTGGATTGGTCTGTGTTTGATTGGGGCGTTAATAGTGGAATGGGCAGGGCAGCAAAAGCGTTACAGAGGGTGGTTGGTGCTACTGCTGATGGTGCTATTGGCCCTATGACAGTTAAAGCTACTCACAATATGAAACCTCACGATGTAATAGTTAAGATGCACTCTGTTCGTCAAGAGTTTTACGAAAGTCTTTCTACGTTTAAAACATTTGGTAGAGGGTGGTCACGTAGAAACGATGAGACATTAGAAGTAGCACTAGAAATGGCAGGAGAATAACATGGCAAACAAAACTGTAGAAGCACCAAAAGGTTTTCACTGGATGAAATCAGGTAAAGGATATAAGCTGATGAAAGGTGAGTATAAACCTCACGCAGGTGCAGTAAAGAAAGCTTCGTTTGAAGTACAGAAAGTTCACAAAAAATGACACGAGTATTAACTGACAATCAAAAAAAGTTTTTAGAAGTATTGTTTGAAGAAGCTGGAGGTAGTCACGTTGCCGCAAAAAGACTTGCAGGGTACAGTGAGAACACACCAACTAAAGCTGTAACTGATTCTTTGAAAGACGAGATCGTTAGTGCAACTACTGACTACCTAGCTCAGATTGCACCTAAAGCTGCTGTAGCTATGGCTAAAGCATTAGATGATCCTACTGAGTTAGGCATACGAGATAAAATGTCAGCCGCTAAAGACTTATTAGATAGAGGTGGATTTGGTAAAGTAGATCGTGTAGATGTTAATTCATCTGGTGGCGGTGTATTTATATTACCAGCTAAAGAAGGTAAGAACGAATAAAACGTGAAGACTTAGGGTATTGGGAATTACCTAAACCTAAAAGAGGAAAAGAAAAACACTGGCACACTATTGCTAGAGTATCGTTAAAAACTGTACCGTTTGGTTATAAGATTAATGACAACAACGACAGACTATTAGATCCTGTACTTGATGAGCTAGAAGCACTAGAAGTAGCTAAAAAACATTTACTGCAGTATAGTTATCGAGAAGTAGCTCAGTGGTTATCAAGACAAACAGGCCGAAGTATATCCCACATGGGACTAAAGAAAAGAATAGACATTGAGCGAAAACGTAAAAAAACAGTTGCTATTAAACGTAGGCTTGCCCAGCGACTTGCCCAAACGCTCCAAGAAATCGAGAACCTCGAAACGCAAAAAGTCGGAACCTACTCTAGTTAAAAAAGTTGACGCTGTACCTGCTAAACCTCTAGCACCAGCATACGATGTACAAGAAGCTCAAGATGTAGTCTTCAAAGGTCATGAAGGACCACAGACAGACTTCTTGTCTTCATCGGAAAGAGAAGTACTTTACGGTGGGGCAGCAGGTGGTGGTAAATCTTACGCTATGTTAGCTGATCCACTACACGGATTAAACAACGCAAACTTTAGTGGACTACTAGTTCGGCACACTACAGAAGAACTAAGAGAACTTATACAGAAAAGCCAAGAGTTATATCCTCGTGCTATACCCGGTATAAAGTGGTCAGAAAGAAAAAGCCAATGGATTTCACCTAGAGGTGGTAGACTTTGGATGTCTTACTTAGACAAAGACATGGACGTTACTCGTTACCAAGGACAAGCTTTTAATTGGATAGGCTTTGACGAGTTAACACAGTGGAGTTCTTCTTACGCATGGGATTATATGAGATCTCGTTTACGTAGTGCATATTCTAAGGAATTAGGTTTGTACATGAGAGCTACAACAAACCCCGGAGGTGCAGGACATCAATGGGTTAAGAAAATGTTTATTGATCCTTCTCCTTATAACAAATCTTTTTGGGCTACTAACATTGAAACAGGCGACACTATTACATTTCCTAAAGGCCACACTAAAGAAGGCGAACCATTATTTAAACGTAGGTTTATACCTGCAAGTTTATTTGACAATCCATATTTATCTGAAGGTGGCGACTATGAAGCAATGCTTTTATCGTTACCTGAACATCAAAGAAAACAACTACTAGATGGAAACTGGGATGTTAACGAAGGTGCAGCATTCCCTGAATTTAACAGAAGCATACACGTAATTGATCCTTTTAAAATACCTCAAAGTTGGTCTAGATTTCGGGCCTGTGATTACGGATACGGGAGCCACACAGGTGTACTTTGGCTTGCAGTTTCTCCTAGTGATCAACTAATTGTGTACAGAGAATTATATTGTTCTAAAGTTACAGCAACAGACTTAGCTGATATGATAATAGATGCTGAACAAGAAGACGGAACAATTAGATACGGTGTCTTGGATAGCTCCCTTTGGCATAAGAGAGGTGATACAGGTCCAAGCCTTGCAGAACAGATGAATATGAAGGGATGCAGATGGCGTCCTTCTGATCGTTCTAAAGGCTCACGAGTGGCAGGTAAAAACGAGCTACATAGACGCCTGCAGGTAGACGAGTTTACAGACGAACCTCGCCTTGTATTCATGTCTACCTGTACAAATACAATATCACAAATACCTGCGTTACCGCTAGATAAGAATAACTCAGAGGATGTAGATACTAAATCAGAAGACCACTTGTATGATGCTTTACGATACGGTATAATGACACGACCTCGTAGTTCAATATGGGACTTTAACCCAGCAACACAACGATCAGGCTTTCAAGCGTCTGATCCTACATTTGGATACTAATAAATATGACTGATATAAACAATTTTATGGACACAGATATTTCTTCTTCTTTAGGTGATATAAAAGATACCGAAAATTCGGATGATCCTAAATCAGGTAGTATCACACAATTAGTTGAAGACAAATTTAAAAAAGCTGAAGATGCTAGATTTGTTGACGAGCAAAGATGGATGAGTGCCTACAGAAACTATAGAGGTTTATACTCTGATGATGTAAAGTTTACTGAAGCAGAACGCTCTAGAGTATTTGTAAAAGTAACAAAGACTAAAACTTTAGCAGCATACGGACAAATTGTTGATGTGTTATTTGGTAATAACAAATTCCCTCTTTCAGTAAATCCTACTAAACTTCCTGAAGGAGTTTCAGATACTGTTTCATTTGAGACAGATCCAAATGGTCAAAAAATTGCAGAGAAGTCAAGAGAAGTTTTTTCTAAGCCTAGTCCTTTAATTACAGCAGATACAGTTTTAGAACCCGGAGAAACACTAAACTCATTGAGAGAACGATTAGGTCCAGTAGAAAAAAAACTAGAACCCATTACAGATCTTTTAAGTGAAAGTGTACCTGTTACTCCTACTTCGGTTTCTTTTCACCCTGCAATGGTTGCCGCTAAAAAGATGCAGAAAAAAATACATGATCAATTAGAAGAATCAAATGCCAACAAACAACTGCGGTTAGCTGCATTTGAATTAGCTTTGTTTGGTACAGGTATTATGAAAGGTCCATTAGCTACAAATAAAGAGTATCCTAATTGGAGTGACGATGGTGAGTATGATCCTGTAGTTAAAACTGTACCATCTACTAACTATGTATCAGTGTGGAACTTTTATCCTGACCCTGATGCAGCTAACATGGATGAAGCAGAGTACTGTTTAGAACGACACAAGATGTCTCGCTCACAAATGAGAGCTTTAAAAAAACGTCCTTTCTTTAGATCTAACGCAATAGATAACGCTATTGAACTAGGAGAGTCCTACGAAAAGAAATGGTGGGAACAAGAAATGGAAGATGACGCACAACAAAGTTCAGCAGAGCGTTATGATGTGCAAGAGTTCTGGGGTTTTGTTGATGTTGATATGTTAAAAGAACACGACATAGATATACCGCCAGAGTTAAAAGAATTAGATGAAGTAAGTACAAACATATGGATATGTAACGGACAAGTACTACGTTTAGTTATGAACCCATTTAAACCAGCTATACTACCTTACTATGCTGTACCTTACGAGATAAACCCTTACAGTTTCTTTGGTGTAGGCATAGCTGAAAACATGGATGATACACAAACTCTTATGAACGGGTTTATGCGTATGGCTGTAGACAATGCTGTACTCAGCGGTAATTTACTTATAGAAGTAGATGAGACTAACTTAGTTCCCGGTCAAGACATGAGTGTGTATCCCGGTAAAGTATTCCGTAGACAAGGTGGCGCACCCGGTCAAGGTATCTTTGGTACTAAGTTTCCTAATGTAGCTCAAGAGAATATGCAGCTATTTGATAAGGCTCGTGTACTAGCTGACGAAAGTACAGGCTTCCCTAGTTTTGCTCACGGACAAACTGGAGTATCAGGTGTAGGACGAACTGCATCAGGTATCTCTATGCTTATGGGTGCGGCAAATGGTAGCATACGAACAGTAGTAAAAAATGTTGACGACTATTTAATAGGACCACTAGGTAAAGCATTCTTTAGTTTTAATATGCAGTTTGATTACGATACAGAAATTAAAGGTGATTTAGAAATAAGAGCTAATGGTACAGAAAGTCTAATGGCTAATGAAGTACGTAGTCAAAGATTAATGCAGTTCTTAGGAGTTGTACAAAATCCTGTACTTGCACCGTTTGCTAAGATGGACTTTATTATTAGAGAAATAGCTAAGAGTATGGACTTAGATCCTGACAAAGTTACTAACTCATTAGGTGATGCAGCTATACAAGCGGAGATATTTAAAAAGTTTAAAGAAGAAAATCCTGAAGCAGCACCTGAAGCTGCACCTCAAGGTGCGCCTCCTGTAGCTCCACCTGCTGGTGGACCTGCTAAAACTCCTGCTGGTGGACCACCTCCACCACAACAACCTCCTGCAGGAGTTCAAGTTCAAGATACTCAAGGATCAGGTGGAGGTAACATAGGTACAGGAACAGTTCCTACTCCGGGTGAACAAGGCTTTACAGGAAATGTACAGTAATGGGATTTAAAGTAAGAAGATTACCTTTTTTACCTGAAGGTGGTAAAGCTATAAATGATGGCATAAATCAATTTATTGATACTTTTATTGACCCTTTATTTAAATCAAGACAAAAAGAAGACTTAGGTATTACGTCAAGTGGTAAAGAAAATCCTCCTTTTAAAGGAGAAGGCAGTCTTTCTAAAGTTGAAGAAAACGCTTTAGATAGAAGAGTACTTGAAGAAAGTATGGCTGAAGATTTCTTACGTGGAACAGATTTAGAAGGTAAAGTTCTTACTGAAGTTGAACGTAATAAACTTATAAAAGAAAGAGCAAAAAGAGTAGGTTTAAGTACTAATATATTACAGTTTTATGATCCTGTAGTTTCTAGTTTAGAAGCAATGAATATTTCTAAAACAGGAACTAAAGGAAAAAACATATTAGCTAATCTATATAAAAGATCTCCAGAAATAAAAACTGCTTCTTTACAGTTTAGAGATTTAGAAAGACTTATTGATCCAGAAAAATTATATACAAAAAAAGAAATAATAGACATAGCTAAAGAAGAAGGACTAGACGTAACAGCAGAAGTTTATGAAGGACAAAATGTAAAGTATGGGTTTGATCAAAGACAAAATTTAGATCTTCTTTCAAATTTAACAGAAGAAGAAAAAAAAGATTTAATAAAAAATATTAGAAAGACACACAATATTTCTAATAAAATTCCAGATGAAATAATAGAACAAAATATTTTTCAGTATACACTAGGTAGTGATTTATACAGAAACATTACTCCGTTAGATACGGAAACTACTAATAAATATTTTGAAATTAGTTTACGAGCAAAACGAATAAAAAATATTGAGCTTTCTGAAATAGAAAATAGAAGTAAAATGCTTAGGTTTCCTCGTACACATTTTCCTGATTCCTTTGGTCACGCTAGAGGAACAATCATGGACGTTTTAAAACCTGATAACACAAAAGAACGTGTGATTATTATGGAAGAATTTCAAACAGATTTATTTAAAGCACATCAACAAATGCAAATAACTAGATTTGGAGAATTTCCTATTTCAGAAACGGCTTATAGAGTAGGAAATGTTGACTTTCCATTAGCTAATCCAATAAAAATACATGCAGACTATATAGAAAAACTTATGTATAGTTTAATGATTTACGGCAAAGAAAACAACGTATCAAAAATAATAATACCTCAAATGGATAGAATAGCAGAACCAAGAGATAACTTTAATTACACACTAAATAAAAAAATATATAAGAGTGCAGTAGATACTGTTTTAAAAAAAATTAAAGCTGAGTTTGGTAATACAGTAGAAATAGGAAGACATAAAATTCCGTATGCTAATAGTCCTGTATTATTAAAAAAACAAATGACTGATATAGCAAGAAAGTATGGGCTTAGTGGTACTACAATTAAAAAAGATCTATTTAATTTAAATAAAGAAAAATCTGAAAAACTTTTAAATGATTTTTT